TGATGACCGATGCCGATTCGATCTCGATGCGCCATGCCTTGAAGCGCCCGGGTGGACAGCGCAGCGCCGCCGCACTGCTCACGGCCACGGTATGGTGCAGCGCATTGTCGGCGTACAGGTACAGCGTGACGGGGCCGTTATCGAATGATGAATCGACCTGGATCCAGCCGAACCCGGTATCGCGCGAGAATTGGAACGTCTTGCTGGACCAGCGTCCGGTGCGCGGCGCGCCAGCCGCTGGCAACAGGTCGCGCAAGGCGGTGCCGTCCAGCACAAACAGTCCATCCTGGCTGGCAAATACGGCGTCTGCCGACTGGTCGATCTCGCATAAGGTGCGCGCCTTGTAGTCGAATAGCAGGCCGCCGCGGGCGTTGTCGGCCTTGGTGTAAAACACCACATACAGGCTGTCAAAACCGGCGGCGCGCATGCTGGGCGGGTTGTAGGCGGCCCAGGTGGCGCGGTCGATGCCGTCCGATACGATCGCTACGTGCCCGTTCTCGTACAGCGCCAATCCGTCCGGGCTGGCATAGAACACGGCGCCGCCGATCGCCACCATCGAGCGCGGCGCGCTGCACGGCACCAGATCGGCCAGCCGTTCCTCGGACAGGCTGGCCGAATCGGATCCGCTGACAAGGTAGGGGTAGGCGGTGGTACCGACGAACGCGCTTTGACCCAGCGCCGCGATGCCGACGATCGCGTGCGGCAGCGGCTTGTCGTACTTGGCCGGGTAGGCATACGGCGCATACGGCTCGCAGGCGTACAGCGTGCGCCCGTCAAAGCCCAGCATGATGCCGTTGGCCATGCCGGTGAGCCCCTGCAGCGTGGCCGGCGGCTCGCGCCAGCCGAAGGTCGCGCATACGTCGTTCAGCTGGGCGTCGTCCACGGTGTCCACGATCACGGTCTGCGCGATCGGGTATTCGCCCTGCAGCTTGTAGGCCGACTGGGTGGTGCCGGTGGCGGAGCGGTACAGCCGGCGCAGCGTGATGTGGCGCCCGGCCGGTGGCGCGCTGCAGGTCACGCTGGTGTGGTCGTTCTGGTCCAGCGTCACCAGCGCCGAAGCCGGCGACGGCGCGCTTTCCTCGCCCCAGTCGGTAACGAAGGTTTCGATGTAGGCGCGGGTAGTCTCGAGCAGTTCCACGCCGGCCGGGAAGCCCGGCAGCACCATCGTGTTGAACATCGCCTTCAGGCGCGTGGCCAGCGAATTCTGGAAGTCGCGGTAGCCAGACTCGAGCGCGCTGACTTGGGTTGCCATCTGGCTGACCGTCAGAATCAGGCGGCTCTTGACCGATTCGCTGGCGCTGGCCGGCGCCGCCGGCCAGTCCGGGTGGCCGGCCCAGTGCTCGCGCCCGACCACGCTCTGCAGGCGCTGGGCGATCTGCGCGGCCTGCGCCTGCTTGGCCACCGGCGTGGCGCCGTAGGCGGTCAGGTAGCCGAACTGCTCGGCCAGCCACGTCGACAGCGCCGCCTCGTTGACGCGCTGCGCGCCGTCGGCATCGGTGTCGATGAAGCTGCGCACGTAGGATTCAACCAGGGCCGGCGACGAAATGGTGGTGATCTGCTGGGTCATGGGTTGTTGTAAGTGAACATCGCATCGAAGATCGCGGACACCGCCAGCGCCACCGCGTCATCGATGGCGCCGGTCACGTCGGCGCGCTGGTAGAACGCCTTGACGCCGCCCACGTTGGCGGCGGCGGCGGCGCTGCCGGTGTCGGCCAGCGTGACGAAATCCGCCTTCAGCTGCAGCAGGCGGGCGATGGCGAGATCGCGTGCCGCGTCGGCCGGCTTCAGGGCGTCGGTCAGGCTGGTGGTGATGGTGTCGATCTGGTCGGCGGACAGCAGCGCGCGGCTGGTGTCGCTCGGGTCGCGCAGCGCGTCGAGCGCGTCGCCCAGGCCGCCATCGAACAGGATCTGGAAGCCGCGCACGGTCATGCTGCAAAAGCCGTACACGGCGCCGCCCACGGTATCCACATGAAAGCCCATGCGGTCGTCCATCAGGTTGGCGTGCGCCGGGTTGGTCGGCACGAACGCGCCGGCCACCAGCGCCCCGGGGAACTTGAAGCTGTAGGACCATGGCGCCTCGGCCGGGCCCGGCACGAAGCGGGCGGCCAGATCGGCGTCCGCCAGCCCCACATACGGATGCGTGACATGGTTCCACACGGCGCTGACGAACTCCGACAGCTTGGCCGCCTGCGCCTTGGCCGCGTCATCGGTCGAATACTGGCCGGTGGCCACCAATTCGATCACCGGCGCGGCGCCCGGCGCCGGCACGCCCAGCTGGCGCACTTCGCCGAACTGCGTCACTACCTTGGGCAGGCCGTCGCCGGTGTAGTAGGTGCGCTCTAACGCATCGTTCGGGATCGGGCCGCGCACGTAGTTGACCACGCCGGGATTGGTGATGAAGCCGCCGCCGGACTCGAACCGGTACAGCGTCTGCCCGGCCGCCAGCGGTGCGCCCAGGGCGGCCGGCTGCGGCAGCGGCCGGAAGTCGCCGAAGCGCAGCGACAGGTTTTGTGCCCAGGTCGCGGCGCCGTCCGGCAGCGCCTTGGCGTTGGCCGACGGCTGCATGCCGCCGAAGCTGCGCAGTACGATGGTGGACATCAGCGTTTTGCCTGCTGTGCGGCGTCGGCGCGCTCCTTCAGGCCCACCAGCGTGCCGAAGATGCCGTAGGCGGCTTGCGCCGCGCCATCCTCGCGCGCATAGTCGGCATCCTTGCTGTAGGCCCGGTACTCCATGTACTTGACCAGCGGCGTTTTATACACGTCGTCCAGCGTGATCGCGTCCGCCTCGTCGGCCACGTCGGGCGGCGCCGCCGAATACACCACTTCGACTTGATTTGGCACCAGCGGCTGCGGCGGGTACACGTAAAACCGCTTCGGATCCTGTTCATCGAACGTGTAGTGCAGCGCCGCCGCCGCTGGCGTCGCGCTGTGCCAGTCCGGGATCTGCTCGTCCAGGATGTTGATCTTCACGTGGCGCACCACGCGCCCGGGCGTGGCGCCGGTCAGTCCCATGTTGCGGTTGATGCGCATGAACACGATGCCGCCGGCCGGGATGGTCTGCTTGGTGCCGGCCACCAGCGCCAGACTCTCGTTCTTGACGTAGGAATCCGGCTTGGCCAGCACGATCTCGCGCTGGCCGTCGTTCAGGTATTCAAGCAGTTCGCCACGGCCCCACTTGATGTTGGTCGGGTCTTGCAGCGTGCGCGCCACGGCATCGATCAGGATCTGTGCGGCAATCGTTCCCATGTGGAAATCCTTTCGTTATGATTTTGTCAAGTCGGGGGATTGGCCACCTGATGCAGGTAGCAATCGGCGTCGGGCAGGCTGGCGCTCACGCACAGGATCTTGCCGGTGTCCGGGTTGGTGATCTTGAACTCGTACAGGCTGCCCAGCGTGCCCAGCGCGTTGGGCCACAGCGCCAGCACGGCCATGCCGTCGGCGTCGGCGGTGGTCGTGATCTGCTCCGGTACCACATAGCCGGCCAGTTCGTCCACGTCGGTGCGGTCCAGGGTCACGTCGATCTCGGCGCCAGCCACCGGGTTGCCCTGCTGGTCGGCCGCCATCACGGTGACATTGACGGTGCGCGCGATGTGTTCGGTGCCCAGCGCCTCGATCGTCACGCTGGCGCTGCCGCTCTTGCTGCCATCGAGCACGCTGGTGGCGGTGATGGTCGCCACCTGGATGTCGGCGCTCGCGGCCGGTGCGGTGTACTGGCCGTTGCCGTCGATGCTGCCCAGGCTGGCCGTCCAGCTGACCGCCTGCGACGGGGCATTGGTGCCGGTCACGCTGGCGCCGAATACCCGGACGCCGCCACCGGCCAGTCGCGCGCTGCCCGGGCTGACCGTCACGCCGGTGACGGTCGGGGCCGATGGTGACGCCGACGAAGCGGCCACGGTGACGGTCGCGGTGCCCGACTTGGTGCCGTCCTGCACGCTGGTGGCGCGCACAACGGTAGTTTGCACGCTGCTGGTGGCGGCAGGCGCGGTAAAGGCGCCGGTACTGGCGTTGATGCTGCCCGGCCCCGATGCGATCGACCACGTGACGGCCTGCGATGGCGAGCCGGTACCGGCCACGCTGGCGCCAAAGGTGACGGAGCCGGTCGCGGCGGCCGGGCTGACGGTGACGCCGGTCACGGTCGAGCCAAAGGTGCCGCCGCCAGCCCCTGACTGCAGCGTGATCGTTTCCGGGCCCAGGTCCACGCCGTTCTTGGACAGGATGCCGGTCGCGGTGTAGGTGCCGTCCGCCGCTGGCGGGAAGCTGAACGCGCCATTCTCGGCCATGACGAAGCCGGCCGGCGCGCTGGTCAGCCGGAACCGGAATTCGTCGGTTGCCTCCGCCGTCGGGTTGATATCGTTATACATGACCGACGGGCCATTGGCGCCGGTCGCCGGAATGTCGCTGCCCGGCACGCCCAGGCCGCGGAATCCCCACTGGTAGCCGTTGGCGTGCAGCGGGGTGGCATCGAAACGGTAGCTTCCGCTCATAGTCAGGTCGCCGTGATGAGTTCAGCACCGATGACCGTACCGGCCGCATTGGTGGTGACGTGCTGGTAGGTGGTGCCGGCAATGATCGCGGCATCGCTGATCGTGTTGACGCCGGCCCCATCGGTGGTGCCGGTGGTGATGGTCTTGACCAGCGTTACCGGGTTCAAGGTCAGCACCGTCACTTTGAGCCCGGACAGCCCGGCCTGCACGGTGCCGCTGCCATTCTTGAACGGCTTAGTGGCCAGGGTGCCGCTGCTGGCCGCCGGGGTGGTGAACGAGGCGCTGTGCACCACATTGCTGTCGTTGCCGGACGCATCCGGCTGGATGTAGTGCGCATACAGCGTGGTCGAAGGCGGCAAGCCGGTGAACAAGACGGTTTGCTGCCCGGTCGCCGTGACGGCGGCGAACTTGTTGGCGGCCTTGATGGTCGGGCCCGACTCGATCGCGTTGGTGCTGACGTAGTAATACAGCGCGCCGCCGGCTTCGGTGGTGTTGACGGTGCCGGTGCCGGTGGTGGCGCCGGTCGCGGTGGCGGTCGGCAGGCTCAAATCTGGCGGCGTGGTGTCGCCCGGCGCACTGGTGGTGAACGATAGTCCATTAAGTACGTTACTATCGTTGCCGGCTGCGTCGGTGTGCAGGTGGTGCGGGTAATACGTCGTGCTTGGCGCCAGGGCGCTGGCGGGCACGGTCTGCACGCCGAGCGCCGTGACGGCTTGCGCCGCGCCGCTGGCCTTGATGGTAGCCAGCACTTCGGTGGCGTTGGTGGTAAACAGCGTGCGCAGCGTGCCGTTCGCCTCGTTGGTGGACACGCTGGCGGTGCCGGTGGTGGTGCCGGTCGACATGCTGGTCGGGTTTATCAGCGTGGGGCCGACCGTATCCGGCGCCGCTGGCGACTGCCATGCGCCGATATCGTAGGCGCCGGCCGGGCGCGCGGTGCCCATGATGTCGGTGGCGCCATAGGTGGCATCGGTGACGCCGACGCCGATCAAGCTAGATCCGGGCACCTTCAGGCGCCAGTCCGATGCGCCGTCGGTCACACTCTGGAACGTGGTGGCGTCGAACGGCACCAGCGTATAGCCGGCGCCGGCCCCACTGCTGTAGCATTTCGTGCGACTGGGCGCGCTAATGCCATCCTCGGGCGCGGTCACGCCGCCGACATAGACGTTTTCCAATGTCGCCGCAAGGTATTGCGTCTTGATGCCGAAGTTCAGCGGCACGCCGCCGGTCGCCACGGCCGTGACGTTGCGCAGGCTGGCGCCGTTGCTGGCATCAATGATGATGGCCGTTGCCACCGCCTTGCGCTGCACCGCCACGCTGTTGCGCAGGGTGTTGGCGCCATACATGCGGACAAGGTGGTTTTCGGCGCTGTTGATCGAGTAGCCGACCAGCAGGCACTGGTTGATATCAACGCCGGTCGTGTTGCTGGTGCACTTCAGCACCGGCAGCGCATTCGCGCTTTGGTCGGTGCTGACGATCTGCAGCCTGGAAATGCGGGTGTACGGCAAGTCGATGTTGATCGCGCGCGCGCCGCCCGTCACCTCGATCATTGCGCCCTTGGTTTCGTCGGCGCGCAGCGGGTTGGTGGCGGCGCCGGCATCATCGCGGAAGCTGGCCCCGGTGTCGGTGGTCAACTCGAAATAATGGGTGGCATCGACCCCCTTGCCGGTAATGTCCAACGTCGTGGCCGACGAGAATTTCTGCTTCTTCAGCTTGCCTTGCCAGATCTGGTCGGCCGCCACCAGACTGGCCGGGGCCGCCGCGAACCATGCCGCCGGGTCCGGGTAGTCGCCGCCGGTGCCGATGATTTTTGTGACAATAGTTGCCATGCGCTGCCCTTATGCGAAGTTGACCGTAACCCAGCTGTTGGCGGCCGGGATCGTGATGTTTTGCGGAGAAACTGGTTTGGTGAAAATTTCGCTGATCGGCTCGACCGTAACGGTGCGCGCGCCGGCAAGGCTGGTCACGTCGCAGGACCAGCCGGCGGCGCTCTCGCTGACATTGCGAAACTTCAGGTCGATGTTGATGCCGCCCACCGCATCGACCGCCGGATCCTGGTCGCCGCTGTGGTTGGTGAACAAGGGATAGCCCTTGCCTATCTCGAAGGTGCCATACGGGTAACTGCGCGTGATCGTGGTCGGCTGCGAACCGCCGCTATGGTCGCCGTTATTCCAAGCGAACGCGAAGCCGCGTTTGGCGGCGCGCAGCGCGGCCACGGCCGCGATATGGTCGGAGAACGGCGTATAGCCGTCGCCGCGGCCCACGCACCAGCCGATCCAGGGGATTTTCTTGGTGGTGTCGGCCACATAGGCGATCAGGTCCATCATGTCCGCGATCGGCGTACCACCCTCGGCCGGCGTCAGGTTCGGACCGCCAGCCACCAGCGTATCGACCCAGCCGGCGCCGTTCCAGTCGGCCACGGCGATGTGGCCGGGCGTGTTGTTGTAGCGCCAGCGCGGCCGGTCCGGGTACAGCGCCGCGAACGCGATGCCACTGCGCAGCCCGAACGTCATCACGCCCCACGCGCCCATCGAGCCGCCCGACATGCAGCGTTTGCTCATCGCGGTGTTCGACAGATTCGCCTCGGCCCAGGTAATCAGGGCCTTGACGCGCCGGAACGTGATCAAATTCACGTCGGCGGTCGGCATGTTCTTGAAGCCCAGCCACATGCTTTCCTTCGGTCCGCCGTCGGTGCGGGTGCCGTAGTTATCGACTGGGCGCAACAGCAGGACATTGGGCGTGATCGAGCGCGCGGTGCTGAACTTGAAGGTGTCGTAGGGCGCGCTGTAGGCCATCAGGCCGCTGACGTTGGCGCGGTACTGGCGCCCGTTGGTAGCGCCGCCGCCGCTGCTGCCGTGCAGGTCCAGCACCAGGATATTGCCGGTCACGTCGCCCGGCAGCGCGTCGGTGCTTTCCGACGTGATCGTGACGGCATCGAAGCCGGCGGATATCCCGCCCGGTGCGGCCATGCCGCCGTAAATGGTGACACCCGATGCAGCCGAATAGGTGTCATTTACTGGTGTCGCCATCTGCGAACCTTTCAGATTGATTGTCGAGGGCGGCCCGGGCGTTCCGCTGGAAACCTCAGCGCCGGCCCGGGCTCATCGTCCGTTTTCTTGGTCAGGCACGGTGCGCCGATCCTGGGCTTGCGCCTGCGCGGCACCACCCGCGCCACCACTCCACCCGCCCTACGCTAAAAAAATTGCGCCGCCACCCGCACCGGTGCGCTGCTGTAGCCGCTGCCGACGGCGCTCTTGGCTTCGGCAATCTCGAGCTCGAAGGCGGCGCGCTGCTCCAGCGCCGCCGCCGGATTGGAATACGGCTTGCCGGTCTGCGCATACAGGTCGGCGCGCGCGCCCATCGCCAGCACCTTGGCGTACTTGTCGGCGATTGCCTTGTCGATGCCGGAAGCCGTGTTCGATGGCTCCACCGCCGCGAACAGCACGATGCGCTGGCCGGCCGGCGGCGCCGGGGCCAGCGTGAACTCGGTCAGTGAGCGCACCGAAATGCACTTCTGGCCGCTGCGCGGCGCCATCACCAAGTCGATCGGCTCGCCGTTCAGCTTGGCCGACAGCACGCGCACCAGTTCAATCTCTCTCGACAGGTCAAACTCATAGAGCGTCCTGCCGGCGCGCGTCAGGACCGGATCGAGGTCGATGCGCCATGCGCGGCTGCGCTCGCAAAACACCTGGGCGGCCCGGCGCAGCGCATCGCACGCGCCCTTGACGGTGCAGCCGGTCACATCGGCCAGCTGCGCATCGTACAGTTCAATCCAGGAAGTCATCGGCCGCTCCGCTTATTCGCCGCGGGTCTTCTCGATGATCTTGGCGATCACGGTCTGGTCGGGCCACTTGTGGTGGACGGCGATCTTGAAGGTGTCGCGCGCCAGGATGCGCAGTTCCTCGGCGCTCAGTTCCGCCAGATTGATTTCCTTCTCGCCGTCGGAAATGAGGATCGGTTTTTTCTCGGCCACGGCCGGCTGGTTGCCGATCGCCACGGTCACGCCCACGGCCTTGGCCGGACGCGGCGGCAGTTCGGCGTCCGGGTCGACAAGGTGGAAGCCTTCCTTGATCGCCAGCAGGCGGTAGATCACATCGGCGCGCGCGAACGGCACCGCCGCCACGTGCTCCGCTTCCGGGTTGTCCTTCTGGTCGTCGGCCGGCTTGAAATGCACGACGATGCCCAGCAGCGGAATCTTGCTGCCGCCGGTGCGGCGCTGCTTGCAGGCGATGAGGACGGTCTTGTCTGCCATGGTGGTGCTCCTTGGTTCAGGTGGGGAAACGGTGGCCACGTGCAGCGGCCACCGGGAGGGGATTAGCCGGCGGCCGACAGCAGCACGGCGAGGTTTTTGCCGGCACCGGCCCAGGTCGCGGGCGCGGTCACGATCTTGACGCCCAGCTGGCGCGGCGTGCCGGCGCGGCCCGACAGATAGACGTTGGCGCTGGTGGCGCGTGCGATGCCGCCGGTTTGGCCCACGGTCGATGCCGTGATCCAGGCGCTGGTGGCGGCGGCGTCAATATCGGTACCGGCCGCGTTCAGGATGCCCACGGTCATGGTCAGGGTCGGCGCGCCGTTGGTGTCCAGGTCGTCGGTCAAGAGCGCCGCGTCGACCGGCTTCACGTCGGTTTCGACCGGGCCCAGCTTGATGATGTCGCCGGCCAGTGGCGCCGCCGCTTCGGTGGTGTACTCGTACAGGATGCCGGCCACCAGCGCCGACAGCAGCGAGGTGATCGGCTTCTGGCCCTTGGCCGTTTTGCCGAGGAAGATAGTTTGTGGCATATGTCTACTCCGTATACAAAGGATGAGGGAACGGGCCCGCAGGCCCGTCAGCTACCCGGGGATCAGCCCGGATCGGCCACTGCGGTGTCGGCCGCGATCACGCCGAAGTCGCGCGATACGCCGTCGATCGTGAACGCCGTTTTCTTGACGCCGAAGATCGAGCCGGTGGTGATGACCACCTGATTGCCGCGGTCCTCCTGCTCTTCGTGCCAGTCGAAGCGCAGGCCGCTGCCGTTCGAGCCGAATGCCACCACTGCCGCCTGACGGCCCAGGAACAGCGAGCGCGCGCTGGACACGTTGGCGCCGGCGCCGTAGTCGTTCGACAGCACCACCGAACGGTGCTTGTGGAAAATCACGTTGTTGTGCATGCCGGCGCCACCCTTGCACAGCGGCGAGTTGCGGCCTTCCGCCGTGGCCAGCGCCTTCTGCACCTCGAGCCAGCCACCGGCGCCGGCGTCGCGGCGCAGGTCGTACTCCTGCCATGGGTGCATCACGTGGATGAAGTGCGGTTCGCCGTCGATCGCGCACGGCTCCATCATCGGCACGCCGGCCGTACCGCCGCCCATGGTTTCCGCACGCGCCACCAGACGATCGACCAGCGCCAGCGAGAACTTGTCGCTGGCCTGCAGGGTCGCCTTAGAAGTGGCGGCGCCGCCGAACATCTGGTGCAGGCTGTCGGGCGCGACGAACGCATTGCCGGCGAGGCCCTGGTAGTCCTGCGAGTAGATGTAATCGGTGTTGACGCCGCGGCGGCCCGACAGGTACATGAAGAACAGCTCGTCGAACACGCGCGCCCACCATTCGGTCTGACGGGCGCGGGCGATCTTGCGCAGGTCGTGGATGGTGCGCTTGCGGCTCATCTTGCCGCCGGTGTTGACGCCGCCGCGCGACTGGTCGATCGAGATCGAGTCAGTGTAGAGCTTCAGGTCTTCCTCGTTGCCGCGCAGCTGCTTGTCGCCCTCGATCGGCTGCATGCGCAGCTGCATGACCAGATCGTAGGTGACGGTATCGCCGGCGTCGTTCTCGAGGTTGAGCAGGGTCTGGATCGGGGTTTGCGCTTCCACGCCCACGCCCATGAACTTCTTGTTGAAATACGAAGTGCGGCCAACGTCCACCGCCAGAAAGCCGCCGAACTTCTTGACGGCCTTGGCATCGTTGACACCAACGACAGTTTGTGCCATGGAAAATACTCCTTAAAAAAGTGATTTAAGGAGCACTTTCTGCGCTCGTTATCGTGGGCTATCTTGCCCGTTTGCACTAAACAGTGCAAATTCTTTGTGCGCCTAGCGCCGATCGTCGGCGCGGCGTCCCGGTGTCGCTTCCCGCACGTCGTCGCGCCGGTCCGGCAGGCGCCGGATATCGGCGCCCTGGTGCTCGAACCGCAGCTTGATGCGCTGCCCCGATTTCTGCTCCACGGTGATGACCATGCCGCCGTCGATCGTCACCGATTCGTTCACCTTCAGGTCCATCAACAGCGTGCGGGTTGTGCTCGTCATCAGTTACATCCTCGCCCAACGGTCGCGCTGGCTCTCGTTCATGCCGGCGATCGCGCGCTCCAGATCCATGCCGCTGAGGTTGTCCAGGTGCGCGAATTCGCCGCCTTCCTGGCCGTCGGGGCTGGCCGCCGCCGGCAATCCGCCAAGTGTCGGCGGCAGCGTGCCCAGGTCCGGCGCTCTAGCATGCGATTTTGCAACATTTTTCGGTGGAGTAACAGGTTTTTCTTTCCCTGCTGCCGCTGCCGGCGCCGCCGCGCGTGCGTTTGGCGTCACATCGAACTCGACCAGCACCTTTTTATGGGCCAGTTCGAGGATTTCGGCCTCGCTCTTACCATCCTTGTTGGCCTTGGCCAGACGTTTTACCCAGTCATCCCAGGCCTCCGCCTTGTCAGCGTCGGTGTCGTAGTTAATGCCCGACTCGGCCAGCGCCTTTTCCTTGAAAGAATGCACGCGATGGAAGAACTGAGTGTCGGCCGCCTTGATATCGCGCAGGCCGTCGCGCTGCTCCATGTAGCGGGCCTCGTACTCGGAATATTCCTTGGCGCTCAAGGTGCCTTCCATCATCTGCTCGAATTTGGCGGCCTTTTCGGCGTTCAGCGCCTTGAGGCCTTCGCTGTACTCGGCGTCGAGAAACTTCAGGTCCAGCGGCGCGATCACGGCGCCGGCCGCGTCCAGCAGTGCGTCGCCCGGGGCTTCCGTGCCCGCCGGCTGGGCCGCAACAGGGGCCGCCGCTGCAGCAGCTGCCGGCGACTCTTCTTCTTCTTCCTCTTCTTCTTCCTCTTCCTCTTCTTCCTGCTCGGACGGGGCCTTGCGTGGCGGTTCCACGCGCTGCTCGTCCGGGTTCGGATGCTCGTCGCCGTCGGCGGCCGGCTTGGCCTTCATTTCAACGGCTTTGCCGCCGGCCAAGATCTCGGCAATGATGGCGTCGGTGCCCTCGTCGTCGCCCTGCATGCCGCGCAGTTCGTCGGCCGACAGCAGCTTGGCGGCTTCGCGGAATTCGTCCAGATCGTCCTGATTCATTTCAGTTGCCATGGTGGTGGTGGTCCTTTAGGTAGTAATGCCGTCGGCGACGGGGGTTTCGATGCCTTGCTGGGCACCATCGGCTTGCTGCAGGTCGGGCGTGGCCGGCGCGGGTGGCGGCGCGCCGTCGGTTGGTGCCGGCGCGCCCGGATCGGCCGGGCCGGCGCCGACGAACACGCCATGCTGCGGCTGCGGCGTCATGGCCGGCAGCGTGCCGGCCGGGCCCGGGATATTCGGATCGGTGCCGCCCTGGTCCTGATAGCCGGCGCCGGCCAGAATCGCGTCGGCCACCGGCGTGACGTTTGGTACCGTGGCCACGATCTGCGCCGCCTGCAGCGCCTCGTAGGCGGCGGTCACGCCCTTCTGCACGGCGTCGGCCACGATACGCTGGATCTCGGCGTCAGTCTGCTTGGCCTTGGCCAGCGCGGCGTCGGTTTCGGCATGCACCTTGGCCAGCTGCGCCTTGAGGGTGTCCGCCTGCACCTGCTCCAGTTCGGCCGCCTTCTGTTCGCGCGCCTGCTGCGCCGCCTGCTCTTCCGGCGTCGGCTTGCGGCCGGGGTCGCCCTGGCCGTTGATCTTGCGGATCCGCGCCACGATCTCGTCCTTGTTGGGCACGTCGGCGAAGTCGATCACCATGTCCAGCAGCGCCAGCCCCACCTGCGGTTCGAGCTTGCCCACCAGTTCCATCATCGACTCGAACATCGCCTGCCGGTTCGATGCCTTGAAATCCTGCTCCGACACGATGAAGTCGGCGGCCGACTTGGTAATGTCGTTCAGGTAGCGTTCGGCGGCAGCGTCGTACACGTTGATGCGCAGCCACTCGATCGGCTTGTTCTCGCCGATGATGCGCACCACCTTGGGCGCGCTGTAATATTGTTCGAGCAGGGCCAGCTGGATCTCGCTTTGCAGCTGGATCGCAAGGCGCAGGTTGTCGAACAGCGCGGCGGTCACGATCGTGCCCTGGTCCTGCAGCTTGCCGATCGCCTTGCCCGACAGCCCGGCGTCGTCCTTGCCTAGGTTCTGGTCGGTGACGCCGCCCACGTCGCGGATCATCTGGCCATCGAACATCATCAGCTTGATGTGCTCTTCCGCCAGCGCCTTGTCCTGCTCGATCCGCAGTTCGGCACCGCGCTTCTTCTCGATCACGCCATCCGGGCGCGCGATCTCGTTGCGCAGTTCGTTCTTGTCGTCTACCGCGTCCTTGTCCATGATCACGCGCACGGTCGACAGGATATACAGCGCCTTGCTGGCGCGCTTGTTGTAGTCGATCTGCGCATCGCGCACGTCGCGGATCACGCCATACGGCAGGCCGTCGCGGTGGCGGCGGTAGCACCATGCCGGCGTGAACGGCAGGCGGTTGTGGCGGTACGGGCTCTTGCCCTCGTACAGGATCTGCGATTCCGTCATCACCGCTACCCGCACTTCCTGGCGCACGTGGCTGGCAACGCTGATCAGGCCGTCCTGGTAGGCGTCGACCAGTTCGGCGTCGCTCTCGTCGTAGTCGCGCCCATGCAGGTGCAGCGTCGCCGGGTCGCAGGCGCGGCACACGTTCACGCGCGCCGGTACCCGGTACCACGCTTCGATCAGCTTGACCTTTTCGCGCCCCAGCGTCAGGCCGGATCCGGCCATGCCGCGGCGCGACACCGCCGCGTAATCGCTGGTGGCGTCGGTGTTGATGCGCGACCCCATGTACCACACGTTGTCGTCGTCGGTGGCCATTTGGGTGGCGTCGATCGCCGCCGCCTGCAGCACTTCCTTGAAGCCCGGGCACAGGGCCTCGGCTTGGTCCAGGTCCGTGAACGACCAGCGGAACAGATAGCGCATGTCGCTGCCGTCGATCTCCTTGAAATCGGAATCGTGGTAGATCTGCTTCCAGTCCACGTAGCGCGTGGTCAGCAGTTCCTTGGACGGGTCCGGCTCGATGCAATCCTCCATCCAGCCGACCCCGGCCACCACCTGCGACTTGAAGCAGGCGGAGCGGATCCATGGCGTCTTGTTGGTGTCCGACAGGTATTTGAGCAGCTTGGTCTTGACCTGGGCCAGTTCCTCGTCGTCGGCAGAGCGCGGCAGCACCTTGCCGTCGATCCGGGTCCGGCGCTCGGTGCCCAGCAGCCAGTTAATGGTCGGCTTGACCTGATTGAATACCAGCGGCGCCTGCCCGCGCTCGGCCAGCACCGCGGCGTCCTCGTCGGACCACTGCAGGCCGTCATAGAAATCCTCATCGATCGCCATTTCGACCCGGTTCGGCCCCTGCTTGTCGCGCTCCTGCCGGTACCAGTCCATCAGGCGTGCATGCAGTTTGGCGAGGCGCTGCACTTCGGCCGCGCTGCGGCGGCGCTTGCCGTTGTTCTTCGGTGCCGGCGGCGCGATCCCGCCCAGGCGTGCCGGATCGGCGGCGGCCGGCTGCGCCGTCACATTGGAAATCCCCATTACAGCAGTCCTTTCAGTTGGTCCTGGTGTTCGGTCAGGCTGTCATGCGCCAGCTTGATCAGGCGCTGGGCCTCGGCGCCGTCGCCGTCGGCGATCGCGCTGGAGATCGCTTCGAGCGAATCGGTGGCGTCGGCCAGCGCCTGATACCACGCCTGCAGCTGGGGCGATCCGTTGCTGGTTTCGGCGCGAACCATGCGCAGCCAGCGCAGCGGATGCCGGAACCAAATCCGGTTCACGAACCACCAGAAGCGCAGCCGGTCAGCCAGTTGGAACAGGCGTTTCATACTTGGGTTTCCAGCAGGATCTGGCCGCTGCGTCGGTCCTTCAGCACCAGTTCATCAGTGCCGGAAGTCGGGCGGTTGGCCACTTCCTGCGCTTTCGGCTCGGGCGGCATGCCGATCAGGATGGGCATGCCGTCGGCGATGATGCCGATCAGGCGGAAGATGGTCGCCTTGTCGTGCTCACTGTTCAGGGCTTTGGCCGCCTGATGGCACAGGTCCATCAGCAGCTTCTTGCTCGGGTTGCCGTTGGACAGCACGAATTCGTGGGCATCCTTCAGTTCGATCATGAACGCCTGGGTGTTCTTGCCCAGCACGCGCTTATACAGCAGCATGACCGGCTCGCCGTCGACCCACTTGTATTCGCTGACGATATCGCCGGTAGTGTGCTGCTCGTACACGAAGCCGCCCAGCATGACCATGGGCCGGCCGCTCGCGTGCAGCAGGCTCGATGCTTTCAAACTGTCCTTGCCCATCCTTCGTTCCCCTTGTGGTAGTCGTTACAGCACGCGCCAATTGCCCACGGTGCGTTTCTTTTTAGCATTATCAGGCAAAGCGGCGCTCGCGTGGTAGCCCTGGCCGTAGCAGCGGAAGCCATCGGCGCCGTTGGAGGCCCAGTTGTGCAGCGGCACATTGGTGAACGTGTCGCGCTGCTTGTTGAAGGTGCGCACGTAGGAATCGAGCGCGCTGATGCCCTGCTTGCAGTTTTCCGCATCCATCCAGACCGTCGGGAACCGTTCGCGCGTCAGTTCGATGCCGTTGTAAATATCCTTGGTGCGCGGCACCACCACAAAATTGTGACCGGGCAGCAGGCGCTCCAGGATCTCGAGCCGGGTTTCCGGCACTTCCTTGTCGGTCTGCATGCGCGCGTTGGCGTCGTGCGGCAGGTAGTGGGTGCCGAAGGTGTAGCCGGTGGCCAGCATGTAGTCGACAAAGTGCTTGAGCCCCTTGCCGTTTTCCTCGTAATACTCGATGAACTGGTGGCGCAGGCCGTTCTGCTGCATGAACCAGATGGTGGTCTCGTTGTTGGTGGACACCCCGAAGTCCCAAAACGTGTGCACCGGCAGCGCCGGATCCCACGGCACGCTGGTGATCCGGTTGTTCTGGCGCAGCCACAGCATCTGGCTCTCGTAGTACGCGCCCTTGAGCGCCACGTGGAACGCCTCTTCCGGGTAGCTGGGATTCTCCCGGTGCATGTCGCCCTTGAGCTTGCGGCTCTCGTTGACGTGCCACGCCTTCTGCGCGTCGTCCAGGTAGATCCCGCGCTCGGCCGCCAGCTTGTCGAAATAGATCGACTCGTTCGCCGTGATCTCGACCGTATCGGGATCAAGCCGGTTGGTCGGCTTTTGCCACCACGCGAAGAAATGCAGGCGGAACGAGCGCACCGACAGCGGCTTGCCGGCTTGCTGGGTCTCCAGCGCCTCCATCGCATAGTCGTGGAAGTAGCCTTCCTGGCCCTCGGCGGTCGATTCCACGAACACCATGTTGCCCACCGCCACCGCCGGGAACGCGCCCGTCACCACTTCCTTGGCGCGCTCGGGTGCCTTGCTGCAGATCTTGCCGAACTCGGACACGTGCAGGATCGTCATGGTGTCCGAACGCATCGACATGCCGACCTGGATCGAAGAGCCATTGCCCAGGCGCAATTCCGACTCGTTCAGCTTGGTGATCCCGACGGCATCGCGCAATTCCTTGGGCAGATCCATGTACGGGTTGCGGATCTTGTTCTGGAATAGCTTTTTTACATCATCGTCGGTCTGCGCGATGATGCCGAACCGGGTATTCGGCACGAACAGGCACTGATCCAGGCCCCAAATGTCGATCGCCGTGGTGAACCCCATCTGCCGGGCCTTGAGGATCAGGTTCCAGTACCACAGTGAGTCGTAGAGCTCTTCCTGCTCGGCGTTCATGCGGAACTTGATCTTGTTGCCGTTGGCGTCGGTGATCCAGTACAGGTTGTTGATGCGCCACTTCGGATCACTGAACTGCGCGAGCGACGCATTCCACAGCGTCAGCAGTTCCGGCGGGACGGCAAAGGCCAGTTCCGTCATTTCTTGATCGGCAGCTTGCCGCCGCCCTGGTCTTGCAGCGCCTGCAGGAACGCCTGCATGTCGCTGCCCTTCTGCTCGTTGTCGAGCTTATACAGACCTTTGAACTTGAACAGCTTTTCGAGCGCGCCCAGCTTGTCCACCAGCAGCATCTGGTAGCCATCCTTGGTCTGCTTGACGCCGGCATACAGCGCGCGCGCTTCCACCGACAGCTGACCGGTTGGCTTGTAGAACGCATCGCCCACGCCGTCGCCCCAGCAATGGGTGCAGTCCGGCACCGGCGCCTTGCGCGCGTCGTAGCCGATTCCGCCCTGCTCGTCAAAGTCGCCCAGGGCGTCGATCTGCTGCTGGTTGCTGCAGGCGCGCCGGTCTTTCTCGTACTGGCGCCGGGCCCGGCTCATTTCGGCCACCGTGCGCTGGTAGTCGTAATCGATGCCATAGCAGTGGCGGCAGCAGCGGCGCCGGAACTCCACCAGTTCGTTCACGTCGGCGGTGGCGATGCCCCACGCCTCGGCCACCACGCGCTCGGTGGTGACTTCCGTTTTCTTCTCCACCCGCGCCATCCGCTGCTGCACCAGCAGCTGCACGTCCTCGCGCGCCAGCAGCTTCGATGCCTGGGCGGCGGCACTGGACGTGGCATAGCCGGCCCGGATCGCGGCGGCCTTGCCGTTGAAGTCGACCGTGTATTCCATGGCGAAGCGGCGCATCTGGTCGCTCATGGCGCCGATGGTGCTCTTCGTTTTCGGTGCTGCCGCTTTGCTCGCCATAGTTACGCGCCGTCCGGCTCCGCCACCGGCACGCCCTTGAACTTGGCGAAAATATGCGCCTGCAGGTGCTTGCCGACCGACTCCGCGCCCTGCAGCGCCGCGAACTGGGCGCCGGATACGCCGTCATAGCGGTACAGCTGGCCGTTGCTCTTGAAGCGCACGAACAGTGCACCGTGGGCGTGGCCGATCTGACTCGCGCTCGATGACTTGACCGCGTGCAGCGGCGGGATGGCCGGGTGCTTGCTCATGGCGCTGCGTTCCAGTCTTTCGCGCTCGGGCTTTCCAGCGTGACCGTGCCGCTGGTCGGCTGCTCGTCTTTCTTGGCCTGCCCGACCTGGTACGGCATCCATTCGGCGTAGGCGCTCACCCACGTTGGCAGCGCGTCGTCCTGCTTCAGGTACGCGGAGCAGCGGGTCGACATGGTGCCGTTGGCGTCGAAGATGACCAGATTGACACAGTTGTCGTTGTGTACGGCAACAATGGTCGCGTCAAGCGGCTGATCGCCAATAACGGCGAGCGTGCTGCGTTCGCTGGCGCTCGGGCGATACCAGACCTTGCGGCCTACGGTGGGCTTAATCATGGGGGAACTCCTTCGGTTGGTGGTGGGGTGGTGCATTGGACGCGCAGGCGCTCGTAGCGGTCTACGACTTCGGCGTGCTTGCGGATGGCGCTGTCGCCGCGGTCGGTGAGGCGGACAAGGTTTTCAGCAGTTCCCGGGTCAAGGTCGGCGTATCCTTGCGCGCCAGTTCCGCCGGCAGCGGGTCCACTTCCATCTGGCGCGACCGCACAAACCGCACCGACGACGGGGATGCGCAGCCGGACAGCGCCGCGGCGCAGGTCAGCAATAAGGCGGTCAGTGGTTTGTTTCGCATCGGCTTGCTCCTGTTGGTAGTGGGTGAATGCCAGCTGGTCGGTGCGGCGCAGCGCGCGTTCGCGGGCCAGTACGTCGGCATCGGCGTCGGCCTGGGCCTGCACCGCCTTGGCCGTGCGCGTGACTTCGGCCAGCTGGTCGCGCTTGGTGGCCACGCGGTCGCCCCAGTGGTAGCAGCCGGCCGCCAGCGCCAACGACCAGACCAGACCGGCGGCCAGCTTGATCAGTGCGGCGCGCGGATCGGTGCACATCATGTGGCCCCCAGCATTGCCGCCGTTGCCCATGCCACTTTGCAGGCAAGGTGCAGGGCTTGGTCGGTGTTCAGCGAAATGCGCTGTTCGCACTTGGCGAAGTCGATATAGGCGTGCAGCACGGTTTCGCCCAATGCCAGCAGCATGGAACCCGTCAGCAGCAGAACCATGCCGCCGTGAATGATCGCGTGCGCTGCCAGCGCATGCGGCCAGAACTCGCTGCCGACTTTTGTATGGCGGTTCTTCGCCTCGGACAAAAACGGGCCTTGCAGCGGGTAGTCGGCCAGCATGTGTGCGAACACCAGCAGAAATAGCAGGGTCAGGAAGTCCATCACGCTGCCCCCTGCAGGCATAGGTCGCGCTCATTGCCGCGGCGGGTGGTCAGCCCGGGCAGCGGCACCAGCACGCCTGCCACGCGCGCCTTGTTCCAGCGCGGCAGCTGCTCGCAAGCGGCGCTCAGGGTGCGCTTGGCGTCCAGCGTCTGCCCGGTCGCCGCATCCTTGTAGACGGCGCGCGCATAGCGGTACAGATAGCGCGCGGCGCTCGAATTGGCGGTGTCGCAGGCGATCGTCGGCCCCATGTTGAACACGGCATCGCTGAACGCGGCCAGCACTTCGGGCGGCAGGCCCGGCGCGCAACGGTCCACGATGCCGACCGCCTTGCGCATGTCGTCGGTCATCCAGGCATCGCACTGGGCCAGCGAGTAGGTGACGCCCTTGCGCACATCGGCGCCGGTGTGGCCACGGCAGGCGGTCAGGATCCCGGGCGGGTCGTAGTAGGCAGTCTGCCGGATGCCCTCGGCCGGGATCGCCAGCGCGGTGGCCAGCGCCGTCGCCAGCGCCAGTTTGGTGCCGCGCCCGGCCAGCTTGTTGGGTTGGTCGGCCATGTCAGCCACCGATCGTCATGCGGCCCAGCATCGCCTTGAACTCGGCCCAGCCGCGCCACAGCTGCAGGGCGAACTTGGCCGCCACGATGGACACGCCCATGTAGCGGAACACGTTGGCGCCCAGGTACGGCGCCAGCGCCGGCAACTGGGCCTCGGCGAACGCGATGATCTGGTCCGCGAACGGAAACAGCGTCAGCAGCAGCGCCCACACGTTGGTGCGCGCCAGCTGCAGCGCCTTCTTGAACTTGTCGAGCATGAAACTACCTCCCTTTCATGGTTTGGGCAGCGATCAGGATCCGGTCCAACTTGCTATTGATTTCTTTGAAGTCCTCGCGGTTACTGCGCCGCATTTCCGCGCGGTCTTCGTCCTGGCGGCGGTCGATCGTCACCTGATTGGCGCGGCTTTCCTCGAGTACCGCCACGCGCTTGTCCATCACGCCATACGCCGCAAAGCCCGACACCATGAATCCCGCGAAAGTCAGGACGTGGCCCAGGTTGATGGTTGGATCAAAGCGCATCGTCATAAGCGGTCGTGGTCAGGTTGGCAAAAAAAATCCCCGCACCGGCAGCGGCGGCGGGGTGAGGGTTCGGCGCTGTCCAGGCGCCGAACAGAGCATGAAAAAAGCCCGGGGGTACCGGGCTTTGGCAAATTTCCTGCCGGAACAACCGTGATGCTATGTTCCGGGATGCAAGTTGTCAACAAACAAGATTGATCTGCATCATGTCATGTGATGGGCGTCACATGGATGAAGCGGTCGCGCTTCTTGGGGCGCCGCTTGTGGCTGCTGCGTTCGCGCTCCTTGTTCATCGCTTCTTCAAAGGCTGCGGTGTCGCCATCGCGCCACAGCTTGTATAGCCGGCTGCGGTACATCGTGTTGTGCTTGATCCCGGCGCGCTGGGCCGCGGCGTAGGGCGTCACGCCCTGGAGCACCAGTTCCATCGCCTTCACGGTCGCGCCGCATGGTCGTCCTGCCATCGTGTCGTCCTTTTCGGTTAGCGCCGCCGCACGTCGGGCGGCGGCGGGTCGTAGTTCGGCGCCGGCAGCTGGTGCGCGCCGGCCACCCGCTTGCGTTGGTCGAAGCCGCTGCGGCGCTCGCCCACACGCTGCTCGCTTATGAACATGATCGGATGGCGCGGGCGCACGCGCCGCCCTTGCGGGATCCGCTGGCTGGTACGGCGTTCGTCGGTTCTGGTGTGCATGATCACTCCTGCCGGCGGGATGCCGGCCTTGATGCCATCATGCCGCAGCGTCCGGCAGGCTGCCATGATCCAGCGCGCCCAGCGGTTCGAGCAGCGCCTGGGCGCGCAGCACGATGCAATCCGGCTTGTGCGGTTCCTTGTCGTCCAGGTCTGAATCGCAGCCGGTGCAGCACAGGGCTTCGAGCCGGTCGCGGTAGGTGTAGCTGCTGGCCACCGCCTCCACGAACTCGCGCAGGTGGTCCGGCAGCGCCGGGGTGTCGCACTGCGCCGCCAGCCAGCCGCGCCATTCATCCTGCACCTGCTCGATCAGGTAGTCGCCGGCCGTATCTAACTCGAACAAATGATGAAAAGACATCTTTAGGTCACGCCGGTGGCGCTCGATGAATAACTGCTCGAACCGGGAATGCTGCTTGATCAGGTCCAGTTCGCGCGCCTCGGTGCCCGGCTGCCGTTTGCGGGTGGCCATCAGCTGCCCTCCTGAACTATTTCGGGACGCACCGCGCGGTCGAGCGCCAGCAGCGCGTTACGGCCGGCGGGATCATCTGGCACCACTACCCAGTCCAGTACGCCTCCTGCAGCCTGTTCGATGGCCTGCAGCCGGGCCAGATCGCTGTGTTCATTGCCCAGCATCTGGTCGGCGTAGTGCCAGCGCCACGCGAAAAACCGCTCTTCCTCGCCCTGGATCGTCCAGCTGGCCAGTGCTCCCTCGGCGCGCTGGAAGTCGCGGTAGACGGCCAGCACGCGCAGGTCCACCTGCTGCTCGGTCGTGGTGCCGTTGCGCAGGCCGTTGAACTGTTCGAGCTCATGGCCGCTCAAGCCCAGCGCTCGGCCGCCGCTCGGCAGGTCAGGTTTGGGCGTCTTGCGCGGCGGCTCGAACCATGCCGGCATCGCCGGCGCGTGGGCGGCGTAATACTGGCGCAGGGCCATGCCTTCCTGGCTCTTGGAAATGCTGGTACCGGCCGGACTCCAGGCCGCCGTGCGGGCGAACGCCGGGCCGCCGTTCTTGATGTTGTCGCTCATCTGATCCTCTGTTGTGTGGGGTTATCGTTGCAGGCGCTTGGCGTCGGCCGCGCGCTTCTTCTCGCCCAGGTAGGCGATCGCCAGATCCACCAGCGCCTTGCGCAGCGCATGGGTGTTGCTCGGATGGTCCTGATAGTTGGCGGTGAGGCTGAACGGGCCCAAACCGTCCGGCGGATTCAGGAACAGGTGCACGAAGTTGCTATGCCACGTCAAATCCGCCGGCACTTTTGCAAACAGGTCGCCCAGCGCGTGGGCGTCGCGGCGCCAGCGCGGCAGCGGCCCGACATGGATCGGCACCGTCTTGGGCCCCACTTCGCTGGCGAACTCGTAGCCCTTGGAGCCGAAGATCCAGGCGGCGCGGTCGTGTGCGCCCGGCACCTGCAGGTCGCTGTAGCCCATCAGCGGCGCCAGCGCGATCTCGTCCTGCACGCATTGTTCCCAGTAGGCGGCCGGGATCCGCAGCGGGTCGAGATTAGCCACGATCGGCCTCCCCCAGCATCGGGTATGGCTCGCCGGTGTACGTTTCGATCGCGGTACGCGCCTCGGAGCGCACCAGCGTGGCGAACTGGTTGTTTTTCGGATCGCTGCCCACGATCCGTTCGAGCGTCGTCACCAGATGCTGCACGCGCGCGAGTTCGGCGCGGCTGGTCGCCAGTTCGTCCAGCAACGGCAGCACGTCAACGGCCGGCATCCAGCGCCCTTGACGGGTCGGCAGCATGCCGCCGTCGGCCGGGTTGAAGCGGCCGATCTCGTTCGGGCCCGGGCGATAGCCTTCGGGACGCTCGGGCAGCGCCTCGATCACCTGCACGTACTGGGTCATCATGCGCAGCATCGAGCCATCGGCGAAGCGGTATTCGGCGCCGTGGCCGATCGTGGTCTTGTGGATGCAGGCGCGGGTGGCGGCGTCGGCCAGATCGAAGAATGCCGGGTGGCGCTCCTTGAGTTCTTCGGCGCGGTTGGGGGATTGGTCCATGGGTTCCTCGGGTGGTTGGCGCCCGGCTGGGCGCGGATGGTCAGTTGAAAGCGGTAACGAGCAGCTGCTGGGCGTCGATGCGCACCAGCTGGCCAAAGTCATCCACGGCATAGAAGCCTTCGACCGGGTGCGGCGCGAAGTTGCGGCCGGGCCCGGTGATCTGGTACACGCCCAGCGCGTCGATCCGGTGCGGCACATACCAGTCGTTGGCGCGCGGCTGGCGCCGGCCCTGGTACACGTCCATCTGTGCGCTGCGCTGCTGCCGTTGCTGCATGTCGCACACGCGCGCGTCGATGCGTGCGTGCGCCTGCTGGTGGATCTCGGCCGGGGTGGTGAGTGCGATTGCTGCCAGTGCCATGTCTACCTCTTGGTGGTTTGTTGTTATGGATGCGTTTAACGCCAAACAAGTATATGCCAAGTTGCACTATATGCCAACATGGAAAATGTTGTGCACCGCGTTGATTGAACGCAAACCGTGTTCATTCAGCGACAACAAAAAAGCGCCGGGCCAGCTGGTGGCTGCGGCGCTCGCGCTGAAGTTGTCAGAGATTAACGCTCGTCCTGCAGGTCGCGGTCGTCGTGGCGGCGCAGTGGCTTGTCCTGCAGTAGGCTGCGGTTGAACTTGTCCGGGCCGTCCAGGTTGAAGCCGCTCTTGGCGGGGTCGGGCCATACCGCGCCCGGGATCTTGGCCGGCTTGTGCTGCGGTTGCGGGTCGCTGGCGGCGGGATCCTCGGTGGCGTGCTGGCGCCGCTCCGGTCCTTGGTACACAGCTTCGTGGTCCACGTGCTGCATCGTAATGCCGCGCTGCACGCCGAAGCCCACGCCATGCACCAGCGCGTCGCGCAGGATGGCCTCGCGGGCGATCCTGCTCTTCTCGCTTCTCTCGAATATCGCCAAGTCCTCCGCGCTGAATTCAGTGTGCAGGATCATTATCCGCGTCATGCCCTCGCCTGCAGCCACGTCGAAGCCGACACGTACCGGCTCTTCTACGCGAGCATCAAGACCGAAGCCCCTGATTGCCTTGATCTCCACGCCGGACAGATTGGCCACTGCGGTGGTGTCCGGTACGATAGTGCCATTCATGGTGCCAACGATCATTGCGTCTGTCACGGCGTTGAAGTTGGCGTTAATGCGTTCCTGCGTGGTCTTGCTCATGTCCGCATCGCCGATCGACCAGTTCGGGCCATCGCCTTGGCCTTGAAGTAATTGCCACGAACCGGAATCAATCATGGCCTTGATCTCAGCAATGCCCATCGGTTGCGCCGGCTCGGCCTGGGCGTCCTGCTCGGGCGTCGTCACCATGTCCAGCGGCTCGATCGTCACCACCACGCCGCTGTCGGTTGGTGTTCTCACTGGCGGCTCGTCATTCATTCCCAGCAATACGCGCATGGCGTCGTCCACCAGCGGCACGAACAGACCATCGCCGATGGTCGGGTGAGTGAACGTGAAGCGCACCGACCTGCAGGGGAATGTCGTCTGCGCCAGCATCTTTGGCGCACTCTCGATCGCTTCCAGCGCGTTAGCCCATGGATCGTTCATGTTACTGTGCTCGCCGATCTCGATGCCCAGGTGCGCGGCGATGCCGTTGGCCAGCTGGTCGGCCATGTCGGCGTTATGGTCGCGGTCGCGCATGGTCTGGTCGTCCAGGCGCTCGCGCTCGGCCAGCTGGCGGTGCAGGTCAGTGGCGATCGTGTTCACCGGCGGTTCCGAGCGGTAGCTGTCCAGCGCGTCGCGCACGATGCACTGGATGCGCGCCTTGTATAAGCACCCGCCGCCCAGTTCTTTGGCCGGGTCGAGCGCCAGAATGTTGGTCGCGGAGTCGAGCGCGATGCCGTCGATATCCACGGCTGGTTTTCCTTGTTGTACGGTCTCTTGCATGGTTTCCCCTTATTTTTACAACGTTGAATGAGACTTCGCCGTGCTTTGTTAGTCGCGGCTCGAAGGCTCTGAAAATTTCGTTCAGATTGCGCGCCCGACGTGCTGCAGAATCTCGCGTTCAGCGTCCAGGATCGCGTGCGGACCGAATGGCGAATCGGTCACAATACTGCGAATCTCCGCCAAGTGCTTTGCCTTGCGCTCGATTTGGCGCTCGGTCAGGCGACAGGGGCCGGCGTGCAGGTCATCCCAAAACTTGCGCTCCGCCCTGGCCAGCACGCCAGCTTGGTCGACTTCCACACGAGCACGGAATACCAGCAATTCCTCGGCACGCTCGCGCCGATGATGGCGCCGCTCGATCCACAGTGCGCCGACGAAGGCGATCGCCACGAAGATGGCCAGCGCCAGCAGCCCGGCGTCGTGCGCGCTCAGGGTTGGCAGGTCAGGCATGGGCGGCCTCCGCACGGTAGTTGATGAACTTGCCCAGGTGGGCAAGCGCCAGCCGCTCCAGGTCGCGTGCGGTGTCGTCAATCACGGCGATGCCGGCCAGCAGGCGGTCGCGCGCCACGCCGAACTGCGCGCTGATCTCGCGCACGGTCCAGCCGTTGCCGCGGTCGCGCACCGCGATGTAGTGGCGCGTCACCAGCTTGTCGACCACGCGGCGGTCGGCCAAATGGCGTTGCAGGTGCGGGTAGAACAAGTTCTGCAATTGCTCCACCGCGCCGCGCTTATCGTCCCAGTTGCGCGAATACGTGGCGGTCAGGGCCGCGCGCTCGCTGGCGATCAGGTTGCCGCGCAGCGCCAGCAGCAGCGCGGCGGCCTGCTCGCGCAAGCGTTCGGGCGATGGCCCCTCTCGCACCACCTCATACGGCACACCGGTATCATGCAATGCCATGTGCAGCGCGTTGCCGCTGCTGGTGGCGTCGCCCGGGTACTGCTCGAGCGTGAAAGCAAAGCGCAGCGCCTGCGCGGTGTCTTTGAAAATTTCCATTGGGTTGCCTCGTTGTTATTTGCTGTATTCCCGGATGGTCCACTGGCCATCCTTCCCCTTGGTGCACTTGAACACGCGGAACCATGGCAGCACTTCCGCGCACAGCTTGATTTTCAGTTGGCCCTTGTCGGTCGTGAATCCCCCCTTGGTTTCGTGCAGCTGCAGTTCGCGCCCGGCCGTCATTACCAGAAAGTCGGGTTCATAGAATGTGTTGTCGGCCAGCCGCACGCGGATAGGGTGAAAGCGCCAGTCCAGGATATCGCCGGCCGCCTTCCGCGCGTCGAGCAGCTGGGCATAGGCGGCTTCGGTCTTGTTCATCGTGCCCTTGGCCAGCCGCCCCAGCGCATAGAACGCTTCACCGGGCCCGGACATTCCCGCTTGCGCGGGAATCGGCAACTTGACCGATTTGGCAAGTTCGGCCTTGGTTGCCTCGATGCTGTGCCGAGCCCCTTGAAGATAGTCGTACGGGGGTGGCGGATCATCGCCTGGGCGCTGGCGACAGCGCGCGTTGAATTCGGCCAGTTGTTCCGGTGTCCACCTGACTGCGCCGCCCTTACCCATTACGCCGCCTCCTTCGTCAGTTGCGCCATGCGTTGCTCTGCAATGGCGAATTCCTCCGCGTACTTCTCGATCCCGATGAAGCCGCGCCCGGTGTTCCAGCATGCCACGCCGGTGGTGGCGCTGCCCATCGCGTTGTCCAGCACCAGTTCGCCCGGGTTCGAGTAGGTGCGGATCAAGTATTCCATCAGCGCCAGCGGTTTTTGCGTCGGGTGCAGCTTGCTGCGCTGCTTGTCGCTGGAGAAGAACTGCACCGTGCGCGGGTAACGGCTGGTTGAGTCGTAGCTGATTGTTGCCGCCGCATCCCCATAAACCTCGCTTGACTGGCTGCGCTTCGATGTTTTGCGCGCATGGCCGTGCGTCATTTGCGGGTTGTAGGTCGGCTGGCCGTTGCAGAACACCAGCACCGATTCGTGCGCTCGCAGCGGTGCGCGCTTCGAGTTCAGGAACCCGGTCGCGTTGCCTTTCTCCCATACCCAGTCATACAGGAACCATTCCGGGTTGCTCATCACCAGCGCGCTGGTGAACGGCTGGCTGGCGGTCAGCACGATGGCGCCGCGCGGCTTGATGACGCGCCGATACTGCTCCCACATCGGCGCCAGCGGGATGATCGAATCCCATTTGCAGCGCGTGGTGCCATACGGCAGGTCGGCCAGAATCAGGTCGATTCTGGCCTCGGGTAGCTCGCGCATCCGTTCGAGGCAGTCGCCAAACAGCAAGGTCGCGGCGCCTTTCATCAGCCGTGCTCCACCGGATGCAAGACCGGGTGCGCCGACTCTTTCCATTCGCTGCCGGCCGGGAATTCGTGGTCGATCTGGCGCAGCGTCGTTACCTGATTGAACCGTAGCGGTGGGCCGCTGTAGGCCGCCAGCGCATCCAGTTCCTCCGGCGCCCACTGCGCACCTCCGATGAATCCCCGCATCTCCACTTGCTCGAGCGTGACCGGCTGCGGGTTCGGTGCGCGCGCATGGCCCGCCTCGAACGCCGCGCTCGGGCTGTAGCTGGCGCTGCCGTCCTCATGGCGCACGAAGTAGCCGCCCACCATCGGGCAGTGCGTGGCCATGAATTCGACCGGCACCTGCTGCACCGTGGCGCCGCCGTCGGGCAGGCCCAGCATCAGCGTCACCAGCCGCGCGCCGGAACCCTTGGCCGGGTAGTCGATCGCCTGGATCGGGGCCGCGCGCACGCTGATGCAGCGCACGAACTGGGGCAGTTCGGGGTTGA